GACTTGACAAAGAAAAGCAAAAGTTAAAGGTTTTAAATAATCAAATTGAAGTTTTAGATCAAGTACCTTGTGGTGATAAATTTCCAAATTGTAAATTTATAGTTGATGCTCATAAGTCCAAGAAGAAATTAAGGTCTCAAAACAAGACGATAGAAGAAATTGCAGATGACTTAAAGGTAACAAGAACACAATTGAGGAAAATCCAAGAAAAGGATCTTGAAAACAAACTAAATAAATACAACGAGCTAATAGCAACTTTTGGAGATTTGACAATTAAAAAAAATCAACTGGAGTTAGAATTAGTAGACAGTAAAAACACATTAGAAAAGACTGTGACGTCTGTAACAACCGAAATTAACACCTTGGATGAGATGAAAGTTAATGTATCGTCCGACGATAGTGCAGAACAAGTAAGTACTATGAGAAAAAAGCTGAGAGAGCTCAAATCTGACGAGAGTAACTTAGAAGACAAGATATCAAAGACTTCTGAAGAAATAGGGCTTCTTCAGGCTCGAATACAGAAACTATCTGAAGAGAGAGACGAGTACGAAAAATTAATTGAAAAATGGAGAGGATATGAACTCTTCATGCAGGCAACATCAAAAAACGGACTCCCTCTAGAAATAATAAGATCACGTCTTCCGGAAATTAATGCAGAAATAGCATCTATTTTGCAAGGAGTGACAGGGTTTACTGTTGAGCTTGAATCTGACGAAGGTTCAAGTGACATGGAGATCTTCATAAACTACGGAGACTCTAAGCGTATAATTGAGTGCTGTAGTGGTATGGAGAAAATGATGTCAGCTATGGCAATAAGAGTTGCTTTAACAAACGTTTCTGAGCTTTCTAAATCTGACATTTTCATCATAGACGAAGGATTTGGTGCTCTTGATGATGGTAATATCGAAGCTTGCAGTAGATTTCTAGAATCACTTAAGAAATGGTTCAGATGCATATTGATAATCTCACATGTCGATGCTGTCAAAGATTCCGTAGACAACGTTTTAGAAATTGACAAGGACGGAAAAGATGCTGTTATTAGACAGAAATAAAATACACATCGTCAACAATACAACTAGCATTTCATGTGTTTGTCCCGTGTGTGAATATGTTGCTAGAGACACTAAAGATCTTGTTTCAATACAAAAAGAAAAAGCATGTTGTGAATGTACACTAAATTTCAAATACTTAGATCTAGATTCGTGGAATAAAGGCGTAAGACCTGAGAAGGAAATTGCTAGATCCAAGATAATATTACACGTTGGAGAAATTAAAAATGAACAAGCTTGAGTTAGTAACACGCTTAGTAGATAATACATACAACCCAGTATCAAAGTCCGGTACGTATTCTTTAAAGGGGACAATGCACGGCAACCGTCTGGTTTTGAAATTTCAAACGATTGTTAATTTTGCCTCTGAGCAATCATTAAGGCCGCAAGTACAAACAGCTAGAGAACATGCTCAACAACTTATAAAGGATTTCATTAGTAATCTTAAGAAAAACTACAAGGACAAAACTGATGAGTCACTCAAAATAGAAGATAAGGGAGGAGATGATAACATAGAAGTAATACAGGCGACTTCTAACTCTCCTCGAAAAGTAGCGTACTACAGATATAATCAGGATTTAGTTATCATCTAAGATGAATAAGCAGCTTCAAGTCAAAGAGCTGATAAAGTGCGGAAAAGATCCGTCGTATTTTCTCAAGAAATACATAAAAATTCAGCACCCTACAAAAGGTCTAGTTAAGTTCAACACTTATCCTTTCCAGGACGATTGCTTAAAGGACTTTGTAGACCACCGATTCAATGTAATATTAAAGTCTAGACAGCTTGGGATATCTACACTTTCTGCTGCCTATGCTGTTTGGTTAGCGTATTTCTACAAAGATAAGAACATACTGATTATTGCGACTAAATTAGCAGTAGCACAGAATTTTATAAAAAAAGTCAAAACAGCAATAAGAGGACTTCCTTCTTGGATGAACCTAACCGAAGTTATCGGATCCAACAAACAAGGTGTCGAATTTAGTAACGGATCACAGATAAAAGCTGTTCCGACTTCTGATGATGCTGGTCGTTCTGAAGCTTTGAGTTTATTAATAATAGACGAAGCGGCTTTTATTAGAAATTTTGATGAAATATGGATGGGGCTGTATTCAACCCTTTCGACTGGTGGTAGGTCTATAGTTTTATCAACACCCAACGGAGTAGGTGACAAATATCACGATTTATGTACAGGAGCTGAGTCTGGAGAAAACGAGTTTAATCTCATAAAGCTAATGTGGGACGTTCATCCCGAACGCGACGAAAAATGGTTTGAGACAGAAACTCGAAACATGAGTAAAAAGCAAATCGCTCAAGAGCTTATGTGCGATTTTGCCGCATCAGGAGAAACTTTTCTTGCTGCCAACGATCTAGAAAATATGGCACTTAGAGTCAAGACACCCATTGAGAGATGGGGTCCAGGAATGAACGTGTGGGTCTGGAAGTATTCTCTATCAGAACACAAATATGTCATAAGTGCAGACGTTTCTAGAGGAGATGCAGCTGATTATTCGACTTTTCACGTGTTAGATGTTAATACCGGAGAACAAGTTGCTGAATACAGGGGCAAAGTTCCACCTGATCAGTTTGCAATTCTTCTTGCAGAAGCAGGAAAGAGGTATAATAATGCTTTGGTATGTCCGGAAAACAATACATACGGTTACGCCGTGGTAATGAAATTATCAGAGATTGGCTACACTAATCTTTATTACAAGAATGAAAAAGATAAACTCAATGCGCTGTACACCGGAAACGTTCAGCTTTCTAAGATAGGTTTTACAACAAACGCACAATCAAGAGGTCAGATTCTAACAAAACTTGAAGAAGTCTTGAGAAACAATTCAGTATCTTTCTATTCTTCTAGATTCATTGAAGAATTAAAAACTTTTGTCTGGAAGGGACAAAAAGCTCAAGCTCAAAAGGGAAAGAATGATGATTTAGTCATGGCTGCAGCAATAGGTGTGTGGTTGTTCGACTCGGATCCAAAAGTCAATAAGCAAAATGTTGATTTAAACAAGGCCATGCTTGACGGGTTCGCAGTCAACAGAAGGCCAGTGGCAAATAAAAAGAGTCCGTGGGGGAGGTTTGGGTGGAGTCAAACTAATCGACCGTACCCAGCCGGATCCGGTGCAGATTCTGAAGATTTTGATTGGCTTTTGTAGTTTAGGTTTTAATTTATCTGAATACAATAATTATTGTTTGAAAACAGGAGCATTTAATGTCTGAGCAAGCAAGCCTCTTTACAAGACTGACTAAACTTTTTAGAAACGGACCGACTGTAAAGAGAAGAGTAAGAAACATTAAATCGCAAACACCTTCAGCGTCTACAGCTTTGGAAGTGTTTCGAAGAGCACACAGTGATGTATACAATTCGACATTGAGTGCATACGGAGCCTTCGATAGAATGGCACGCTATAGCGACTTTTCAGAAATGGAAGCAACACCGGAAATTGCTTCCGCATTAGATATCTACGCTGAAGAAACTGTGTCTTCTGACGAGCAAGGTAAAGTTCTTCATATATACTCTGAGAACAGAAAAGTACAGGAAATTCTAGAGAACTTGTTTTATGATGTTCTTAACATCGAGTTTAATCTTACGATGTGGGTAAGAAATCTCTGTAAATACGGTGACTTCTTTCTTTTTAATGATGTACATCCGGACTACGGAGTTATTAACACTTACCCAATATCAATTTCAGAAATGGAGAGGGAAGAAGGGTTTGATCCACACGATCCGTCTGCAGTCCGATTCAGATGGGTCACACAGGGTAATCAAGTTTTAGAAAACTGGCAGGTAAGTCATTTTCGACTTTTAGGGAATGACGCTTTCTTGCCTTACGGATCTTCTGTTCTGGAGGCTGCAAGAAGAATTTGGCGTCAGTTGATATTGATTGAAGATGCTATGCTCGTCTACAGAGTGATTAGAGCGCCAGAACGCCGAGTATTTTATTTAGATGTAGGTAACGTACCTCCTGAAGATGTTGCAAACTACATTGAGCAGGCCCAAACTAGTCTTAAAAGAAATCAGATCGTTGATAAGTCTAACGGACAAGTTGACTTAAGATACAATCCACTGTCAGTTGATGAAGATTACTTCTTGCCTGTTAGGGGAGGAGAGACAGGAACTAGAATCGACACACTCGCAGGTGGCCAAAACACAGCTGCTATTGAAGATGTTGAGTATATACAAAAGAAACTCTTTGCAGCTCTAAAGATTCCCAAGGCTTACTTGGGATACGACGAAGAAGTAGGTGCAAAAGCTACACTTGCTCAAGAGGATATAAGATTTAGTAGATCAATTCAAAGAATTCAAAAAACAATTATTTCTGAGCTTAACAAGATTGCAATGATTCATCTTTATTGTCACGGATACGAAGGAGAAGATTTAGCCGAATTTGATCTTCGTCTCTCTAACCCATCTTCCATAGCACAGCAGCAGAAGCTCGAGCTTATAAGAGCCAGATTTGAAATAGCAGGAGCTGCTCCAGAAGGATCTGTTGATCGTTCCTGGATCCAGAAAAATGTACTTGGGTTGACGGATGAGGAGATCGAAGAAGTACACCAAGGAAGACTTCTTGACAAGGAGCGAGATCTAGAGCTTGAATCCGTGAAAGCTCCGGAACCAGAAGGAGACACCGGAGGAGGAGGCGAAGGCAGTGAAGATACTGGAGGAGATGATGAAGAGAGCGGAGAGGACCTTTTCGCAGGTGATAAGCCTGAAGGAGATCTTCTAATAGCTAAGCCTGCAAAGGAAAAGACAGACAAAGAAGATTCTGATATAGAAGTCGACCTTTCTCTCTCTATTGATGATATAGATGCTCCACTAAAAGCTCAAAGACAGATTCACAATGCATTTGGACAGAAAATTTCTAAAAGCAGAAAGGTTACCAGCGGTCCTGGTTCAACTCACATGCCCGACTTTGTTAAAATGACATCAGTCGGTAAGTCGGGAAGAAAACAGGACACGATGAACAAACCTTTTGACAATGATTTTCTCAAAGATCCTTTTTCTGAATCAGTTGGTACTTTTACTCCTCCGAGGCTTACTTATGATTTAGTGAGTACTTTGAATAAAATGGACACTAAGATAGGAATAAAAAGAAAATCTCTTCTTTCAGAAGCAGACATAACAGAAGGAGACCCTAATGGCGAAGCATAATAAGAAGCGCAACGTCGGTCTACTACATGAACAGCTTATTAGACATGCTAGTAGAATGACAGTTGAAGGTAATGTCGAGAAAGCACAGGAATCAATCGATGTCGTTACCAGACATTTTGGAAAAAATTCCGAAATGCTGAAAGAGTTTAGATTGTTTAGTTCGCTCATTCACACGTGTGTGAGCTCTGAGGATCTGGCACTTAGAATTGTTGCAGAAAGCAGAAGAGCATGCGTGGATCATGATGCTAGCAAGCTCAGACATGAGAAATCTTTGCTAATCAAGGATATCAATCATCTTTTAAACGAAGAAAGTTTCTACGATCAAAGAATACCTGATTACAAGATTTTTGCAACAGTTCAGGCACTCTTGAATGAATGGAGAGGCGCAAGCCGTCTCACGCCAGCAGAAATAGTCCAGTACGAGACCAGACTTGTTAAGCACTTGACAAGAAGCGAAACAGGTTCGAACCTGCAGAAGTCTGAGAATGCTAATCCGTTGGTTCTCAACATTATGATTGAGAAGTTCAATAAGAAGTATGGCAAAACACTCACAGAGGATCAAAGAAAGATTCTAGAGTGCAGATTAATGAATAAAAACTCAGAAGCAGTTGTATTGATGGAATCAGTCAAGAGTAAAACACTTGATTCAATCGACAGATTCTACGAATCTCTGGATAACGATTACCTTAAAAAGAAAAAAGAAGTTCTTGTTGAAAGAGTTTCAAATTTCCAACCCGATGAAACAGACGAATCAGTGGCGAAAGCTCTTTCATTGGCAAATCTTTTGGCAGAACTGGAGGCGGAATAATGAACGATAGAAAACTATTGACAGAATGGCTAGCATTTGATTACTCTCCAGAGATGATCAAAGAATCTCGCGAGGCCAACGGCGGTAAATTAATGATGAAGGGTATCTTACAAAAAGCAGATACGCTTAACCAGAATGGGAGAATTTATCCGATTGAAATCCTTGAGAGAGAGGTAAGGAATTACCAAAAGTTTATCAAGGAAAACCGTGCGCTGGGAGAATGTGATCATCCTGACAGTTCTGTGGTTGAACTTAAGAACGCATCACACATCGTTCGAGAAGCATACATGAATGATGGTGTATGTTACGGAGTTGTGGAACTGCTGGATACACCAAGCGGAAAGATATTACAAAGTTTGGTAGAATCAGGCGTAACCTTAGGAATCTCATCAAGAGGCGTTGGAT